CAGGTGCATTACATTATGCTATGTGGGAGGGGGGGGGTTTGTTTTTCGATTTCGGGCGGCCACTCACCAATCGCATGAGTAGCTTACCAAAAGTTTTTTTTATTTTAAATTATAATCCATAATCAACCGAATTGACTCGATCCATAAGTTCACAACAGGCTACAGAACCAATAGTCATCTCAGAGGCAAGACCAACCGCCTCATCATAACAAGCTCGTGAAACCCCGTAAGTCTCACAAAAAGAGTCAACAGACAAGCGTGCCGAAGTGGCACGTTTGTCTAACCGTTCGTCGTCCGATACTCGGTACCCTTTAAAAGGGAACCGTTCACGTAGGGTGTCTAACAATGGGTGTCCCGGCTCCCCTTTCCAAGACTCGACAACACCACCCAAAAAGTGCTCTGCCTTCTCTTGTAGGGAATCACCTGGAACACGTGTGAGGTCACAATCAAGCAACCCAAACCGCTTCAGCAAGCACCCAAAGGCCAATGGTGCACACCAAGTGCCATCCTCTAGCCTCATAGGATGCCTCTTCAACATTGTGGCTTGACAAAAATTGCTATGATGCTCCACTGTCACCACAAGCCCAATTGCTCGAAACCAACCCTCAAACTCTTTGGCATCTCGCACACCGGAGGCAAAACCAGCGGCAAACGCTGAAATCACCAACAATGATGCAATAGAATCCGTCAGAGTTGTGAGTACCGTACCGGAGACCAAGTAATAGGTAATAAACCTCCACACAACTGTCTCCTCACGGTTCGAAGGGTTGGTAATTACAACATCCTTGGATAATTGTGCCAACAGACCTTCAATAATTGGTTCAGGAACAAAACATGCTCGTAAGAATAACCACACAAGCCAAAAAATGCCTAGTCCTATAGATGCATCACACATTGATATGTCAAGGTCGTATGCCCCCTCAGGAGTAATGACCAACACATCATCGCTCATAAACAAAGCGTACATCCGTTGCATGCCTGACGTAGCTACATCAAACGCATGCTGAAAAGCACGCCCAACATAAGCAGGTGAATTCTCTGCAAGGAACTGCACTTCAAGCTCCCATCCCCACAACACCACTACAACAATCCGATATAAGTGCTTCTTAACCGCATCAACATAACCACCACCAAACAATGCAGAAATCAAGCCAAGACTAAAATACAAACGTGGTGGTTTACCACTCTTCATACCCTCATCCTTAACTTCTGCGGTGATGCGACCAACAAAGCAATCATGCTTTACGGGCTGCACCTCCCCATACCGTGCTCGGGCTATGTGCTTACGCAACACGCCCTTGGCATGCGGCAAATGGCCAGTGAAGTAGCGAAACGTAACACAGTCGGCGGCCCAGCAAACTGCCAATGCCGCAGCTGAAACACTAAACAACCCCAGGCGCTTACCATAAGCGCAAACAACTGACGAAAAATCTCTAACAGCATCAAACACCCACCCGATGCCATCGAACAAGGGAGCTACGCCCAAAACACTTGATAGCCAACCAAGCAGACTCAAAAATGTGGCTGTAGTTAAATACTCAGCCAGCAATCGAACTGCCCATTGCCTAATTGGCTCGTGTTTAGGGTCATCCAACCTGTCCCAACGACGGTGGGGATGCTTACTAATGAATGTGACACCAGAGAAGCGCCCTGGCTCAATACGTGCGCGCCCCATGCGTAAAAATTGCTGGTTATCACAAACATATGTGTCAAAAATAAAAGTCAATTGTCTTCTCGTGGCTAACAAATCCTCTCTCAAAGATCCGCCACGAGGTTTGAATACTCGCGTCAAGGCAGCAGCCTGGTTAGCGGAATTAGCGGCCGCATATGCAAACCGACTCGTCCCGCACAATTGGGTGGCAACTAAAACCCGTTTCAAAGGTTTAGTACATGGTGTATTCCACTCCAACTGCCCATCACACAGACTGCCACCTGTCTCAGAAATCACATCTAAGATGTCCCGCCGTTCCTCCACATCCTCAGATGGTCGGATACCGCTACGAACATATGACAACTCCCATAACCCAAACTGAACACATGCCCCTTGGATCACAGCTTTATCAAAATATTCCCCGGGCACTACCCCAACACTAGGTGTGAGTAAACAGCCCATGGGCACCTTATTCAAGGACGTAGCTATCGCCTTAAATGCCATAACTAAATTTTGAATTAAGTTAATCGGCAAGGTGGGATAAGTTCTACATGCGTCCATGGTGACTGAACGTAACAGACTCTCACTGGGAACACATGCACCGAAACTTTTAACCGCTCGGTACACGGCGGGCTTAAACAGCCAACCATAGGCGCTAGAGAAAACGAATGGAAATTGAGCCACCCGACCCACATGAGCTGAGCTTTTTACATACTTCCCTACGTCATTAACATAACCTGGCAGAATCTCACCAGCCAGAATCATGTTATCCTCATCAAGCACCTCCCCGTCAGAACCCGTCATGCCCTTAAAATTATCAATTACATGAGCTATACCGTCCATCTCCAGTCCGGTAAACGCTCTAAATGACAACTCAGAGGGGGTCAGGTAACTCTTGTGGCGTTTGTAATAAACTTCGCCACAACTTAATGAGTAATAACATCCGCCATACGCGAACGGAATACCTGGCCTGACAACGATGTACTCTCGTGGGTCTGATTCCCCAGCATCGGTAGTTGTAATGCTAGAACACGACTGTTGCCATGCTCGCACACCCCGCCCACCTCCACCACCTAAATCAACCCCAC